TGATCGACGAAGAGACCGGCAACGCGATCCTCGTCTGCGCATGCGGGGCCGAGGTGGACAAGGGCTGTCCGCCCATCCCCGGGCAGGACGATAGCCTGTTCACCTGCGAGGTCTGCCAGCGCGCCAAGGATGCGGCGGCCGTCCGGGCGCGCATCGCTGCTGCCGGCGGCCCGGTGGAGTTGAGGGGCTGATGGGATTTGCGTTCTCCACTCGCGGCGGTGAGTATGGCTTCGCCGTCGAACTTGCCGACGGTCGTGTCCTCCGCGAGTCTGACGTGACGTGGGATGACGTCCCGGCCGGCGCAGCGGTGCGGAAGCTCGAGATCGTCCACCTCCGCACCGGTGTCTCACACGTCTCGATCTCCGACTTCGCGCAGTTTTTCTTCGCGAACGAGGCCGAGGGTTTTCTCACGGTGGGCGGGAAGCACGACGGCCGCCAAGGGTTGCGCCACGTGGCGAAGATCTTCGGCGGCATCAGCCGCGACGGGACCGTAACGGAAGCGCGCATGACATTCGACGCTCCTGGGCTCCCGCGTGTCAGTCAGAGGCGCTACGGGTTCGATGGGTTCCCGTACGTCCAGTCAGTGCTCCGGCCGGGCGCCGCGAGCGCGGGAGCGTGAGGCTGACCGATGGGCGCTCTCGTCACCGCCTTCGAAACCGCCGTCCTCAATCACTGGTTTCGAAACGAGGACATCCCCGGGATTGGCGATGCGGGCGGGCTGCGAGGGTCCGCTACCGCTGGTAACTGGTACGTCTCGGGCTGCCTGACGTGGCCAGGTGAGACGGCATCGCAAAACAGCGGAGAGGCAACATATACGGGATATCTGCGCCATCAGGCGGCGCGGAGCTCGGCCGGCTGGAGCGCGGCAGTCAACGGCACGATCGCTCCCGCAGCGCCGATCCAATTCGGCGAGCGGACCGACGGCGGGGCGGCGCAGGAGATCTGTTACGTCATCATCGGCGACTCGTCAGGGACGGGCGCGGGCACGGCTCGCACCTGGGGCGCGGTGGTGGATGCCTCGTTCGTCGCACGGCCGTTCTCGGCTGCCTCGACCGCGAGCGACACGATCCGCATCGTTGGCCACGGGCTGGCGAGCGGTGATCGCATTGCGTTCTTCAATTTCGAAAGCTTTGCCAACATGCCCGGCGGGCTCACCGAGGGGACCGTCTATCACGTCCGCTCGGGCGGGTTGACCGCCGACGAGTTCACGGTAGCCACGACGGCGGGAGGGGCGGCCGTGGATATCACATCGCTTGGCGATGGCTACGCAATCAAGATCAAGCCGATCGTGGTCGTTCAAGGCGTCAACCCAACCCTGGATTCCAACTCCGTGGTGAGGCTCGGCTAGCGAATGGGCGCGATGGGGATTAGGCGCCGAGCGCCGTTCTGGAGGGCGCACCCAGTCGGCCGTTACGTGGTCGATCGCGAAGGGCGACCGGTGCTCATCTGGGGCGAGGGCGCGTGGACACTGAACAGCCAGCTGGCCCCGCTCGCGTCCCACTCGGCTACACCAAACACGCCAGCAGCGTCGACGCTGGCAGTGGGTCAGCGAGTCTACCTTGCGGATCGCCAAGCGAGGGGGCTGAACTGCTTCGGACTGCAGTTGATCAGCCGATACCAGGGGAGCTCTCCGAACGACAGCGACGGAGTCGCCCCGTTCACCACCGCGAACGACTTCGCGACCTTCAACCAGGCCTACTTCGACAAGGCCGCTCGGGCCGTCCAACTCGCGGGCGAATACGGAATGGTCGTGTTCATCTTTCCCGCATGGGAAGGCTACAGCGACGGCCTCCAGGGCTGGCACGACGCCCTGGTCAGCAACGGTACGATCAAGTGCAAAGACTACGGCGTTGCGGTCGCGAAGACTTTCTACAGGTTCGACAACATCGTCTGGGGATTCGGCGGCGATCGGAACACCTCATTCGCCACCGCTGAGGTGCAAGCGCTGGCCGACGGCGTGCTCAGCGTGGACACGCGCCACATGAACACCGCCCATTGGAACTTCGCCTCCTCAGACTCGCAGACCGGCCCGTGGAACACTACGCGGCCGATAAAAACGACCTACGCCTGGAACTCCGGACAAGGCGGGCCCGTCTACACCCAGGTCCGCACCGAGTACGATCAGAACACCGGACCGGTGTTCACAATCGAGTCGCTCTACGACGGGAACACCTCGTTCGGGTGGACCCGTCAGCTCGGCCGGACGCAGTCGATCATGACGATGCTGATGGGCGGCTGCGGATCGTGGTACGGGCACGAAGGGGTCTGGCATCTCGGAGCGCCCAACACGAACCTGCCATCGCAGAGCCAGAATCAGCCCTACAACCTCGAAGCCGCGTCGATGACCGATCAGGTCGCTATCAGGGGCGCCTTCGTCAATCGCCGCTGGTACGATCTGGTGCCCGATGCCGAGGGGACGGCGTTCGTTACGGCAGGGCGTGGGACGTACAGCAACAACGATTACGTTGGCGTGGCGAAAACGGCTGACAGCACGCTGGCATTTCTCTACTGGGCGAGGTCCAGCGGCTCGTTCACGGTGGCCCGTTCCGGGATGTCCGGGACATTCACATTCAAGCGGATCGATCCGACCACGGGCACTGAGACGGCGGTGTCCGGCTCGCCATTTACCAACACCGGGACGGTTACCTTCACCCCGTCGACCGACTGGGGCAACAACGCTGGCGGAAATCCCGACTGGCTGCTGGTGCTGGAGGTGTAGATGCCTTCCGTAAAATCAACAGACGCAGCACGAGTCTCGACAAACGGAACCGGGCGCCCGTCGCCCACCGGGTCCTGGCACTGGGGCGTTTGGGTGCGCCTGAATGCGTACTCCGCGCAATTCATGCAAGTGCTCTCTTGGCACAACGCATCTACGGTGTTTTACGGCATCGACAGTGGCGAAGTGGTCAACAACACCACGCTCGACGTCTACTGCACGGGCGCTACTGCACAGTCCGTCGCGACCGGCAGCTACACGGGGTGGGTCTTCGTTTCGGGATCGCACGTGGCCGGGACGTCCAACTACAAGATCAGTTTCAGGAATGAGGGCGCAGCGACGCTCTCCACGTTCACGCTTGTTGGATCTGGCGAGCATGCCTTCGATGTCTTCTATCTGTTCAACACGACATTTGGGGACCCGTGCGACACGAACCTGCGATCATTCTGGTTTAAGGACTCGGTCCTCAGCGATGCCGATCTGCTCACGGCAAGCAGCAGCCTGAGCGCGCCAAGCGGCACGAACGTAACGTTCCTTCCCTTGGACGACCACACAACGGCTGGAACGAACGCCGGCACGGGGGCGAATTGGACCGTCACGGGGACGCTGACCACGACGACGGGCGCGGGCTCGGAGCCTGCGCCGAGTCTCCCTGGGAAGGCCGACGCCCCGATCATCTCCATGGCTTCGCAGAGAATCGCGCGCAACACACTCTTGAGAATGTGAGGAAAAACCAATGGGCAGAATGTACACGGCTGTTTTCCAGGCGGCTGTGGTCACGGCCGCGCAGGATTTGATCTCGCTGCTGGCGACATCGACGGTGCGGATTCGTCTGCACGCGGTCTTCATCGCCCAGTCGAGCGATGCGGGTGACGCGGCCGATGAACAACTGCGGATTCGTATCCGCCGCGGCATGACCACGGCTGGCTCAGGCGGTGGCACCGCCACGCCAGTGGACATCCACAGCACCGGCACCGCCGCGACGGCGACGGCGAGAATCAACGACACCACGGCGGCCAGCGCTGGCACCATCACCGAGGTTCACGAGGAGTGTTTCAACGTGCGCGGCGGGTGGGCGTGGATTCCGACTCCAGAGATGCGACCGATCTGCGAAGTGAGCACGCGGATCGCGATCAACCTGCCCGCCGCCCCGGTTGACCCTCTGACCATGTCCGGGACTGTCTACTTCGAAGAACTCTAGTCCGAAGGGGGCCCCGTGTCCTGGGTCTACCGCCCGCCACATCACATTGTCCGTCGACCGCCATTCGTGGCGTTCGCGACGGCTGTGGCGTCGGGAGAGATCGAGGCGACGGCCCGCGCGGCCAACCTCGTCACCCTCGAAGCGACGACAACGGCCCGGGCCGCGAACCTGGTCACCCTCGAAGCCGCCGCTACCGCGCGCGTCGCCAGCAAACTGGAGTTCGCGGGCGTCTGGGCGTCGACGTTCAGTTCGTTCGTGCTCATGTCGGGCTACGCCGAGGTCCGCGCCCGTGCGGCCAACCTGGTCACGCTAGAGGCGACTAGCCTTGTGCGTCTCGCGCAATTGGTGTCGCTGGAGGCCACCGGGACCGCGCGCACCGCCGGGCTGGTAACGCTGGAATCGACGGCGACGACTCGACTGGCGCAATTGGTCCAGTTCGAGCCCGACGAGGTCGCCCGACTCGCGAACCTCGTGGCGCTGGAAGCCACCGCGATCGCCCGACTGGCCAACGCTGTCACCCTGGAGGTCGCGACGAGCGCACGGCTCGCGCAGACGCTGTCACTTGAGCCCAGCGGGGTCGATAGGCTGGCCAACGCGATTGCACTGGAGGCGACGGTCCTCGCGCGCCTTGCGCAGGCGGTAACGCTGGAGGCCGGCAACGTCGGCGGGCTCGCAAATACGCTGACCCTGGCTGTTGAGGCGACGGCGCGTGTTGCCAACCTGCTCAGCGCCGAAAAGACCGACCTCGGCCGACTGGCGAACAGCACCGTGTTCACCGAAGCGTCTGATAGCGCGGGGCGGCTGGCCAATCTGGCGACGTTCTTCGCCGCGTCCACTGGCACCCGCGTCGACCTGCCCGGATCCAGCGGGAACCAGTCAAGGCCAACGCTTTCGGGAGAGAGGAAAGACCAATGATCGCTGACCACCACGTTGGACAAGGCGACCTTGAGCCGTCGATCGGAACGACGCTGAAGGACGAGAACGACATCGCAATCAACCTCACCGGCTACACGGTCGCATTTCGCATGCGCCTCGTGGACAAATCGCGGCCGGCGTTCGTGGGTACGGCCGTCGTCGTGAACGCCACCACGGGAGAGGTCCGTCACGATCGGGTGCCCGGCGAGACGGACGTTCCGGGTCTGTACGAGGTCGAGTGGCCGGCGACGAAACTCGGACGTCAAGAGACGTTCAGCAACAACAACAAATCCGCCCTGTGGATCGCGCCGAAGGTGTAGTCCGCCGCGAATCTTGGGTGACCGCCGACGGCAGCCGCAGGATTGGCCTGATGAAGCGACCCCTGGCTGAAAGCTTCGACGTCGACGGGTCTCCCGTGGCACCGCCGTCGCCTGCGCCGGAACCGACGCCGAGCGATCCGCGCGAGCCGTCCGAGGACAAGACGCCGGTGCAGCGGCCGAGGCCGAAGGTGCCTGCTGATCCGGAGGACCGGGAGTGACCAGGCGGAACTTCTTTTCTCTGCTAGGACTGGGCATGCCAGCGACGACTGCCGCGGCGATGTCCACGCCTTCGGTGCCGGCCAAAGTATGGACGTGCAAGACGCCAGGTCTCTACCCTGACGGCGAAGGGAGCGGCAGGAGGACGGCGCTCTACTGGCACGGCGAGAAGATGGCCACGGCGGTCGTGGCGGCGTGTCCTGCCGAGGGATGGTTCGACGTCCGTTGGCCAAGGCCGCGGAACTTCGTGTATCCCAAGGTGCCGCTGCCCGATCTGCGCAGTCGCGAGCACCATCTCACCGACGTGGAAACGGGGCGCATGTTCACGCGGCACTACGGGCCATATGAACTGCGCGACCTGATCACGGGCAACATCGTTGCGGTGTCGCGTGGCGGTTGATCCCCCCCGCGCCGTCGAGCACGTCGGCCCCAGTCCGGAGTTGATGTCGGTCCTCCGTGATGGTCGCGCCTATCGCCAGGCGCTCGAGGAAATCATGGTCGCCGCGCGCCCGTCGCTTGCCCGTTCCGACGAGACTGGCGAACTCGCACGGGCCGTGATGGCCATCGCCAAAGGTGCGCTGCCCAATGTCGTCTGAGACCTCCGATCTCACCCCCCAGGTGATCGCGGGCGCCGTAGCCTCCGTGAACGCGCGCGATGGCTCGTCCGGCACGCTCACCGAGGCGACTGCGCCGAGCGCCGCCGGCCTTCCGTATTCGATCCTCAAACAGACCCATCCCACCCACGACGCCGACTATTGGCGCGAACTGCGCGCCCTCTACGAGGGCGGGAAGACATTGCTCCGAGACGACAAGGTGCTGAATAGCCTTTTCCCGCGGCACCGAGGAGAACACGACGCGCTCTATCGGGAGCGCCAGCGGCGGGCCTTTTACGTTCCGTACGCCGCTGAGATCCTCGATCACCTCGTGGCCGGCGTGACGTCCGATCCCGTGACCATGACGATGGGTGGCGAACGCGAAGAGAGCGAGGGCTTACCGCCATTCTATCAGGACTTCGTCGAGGACGTGTCGCCCGACGGCGGCGCGAAGGTCGCGCTCAACGAACTTCTCGCCGACCAGCTGCGCACGGCCCTGCAAACGTGCTGGTCGTGGACGCTCGTCGATCTCCCGCCTGCCGTCGACGAGAGCGGACAGCGCGTGGAATACGCCAGCCTCGGCGACCAGGACAAGGAAGGGGCGCTCAGAGCATACGCGGTCGCGCTCGATCCCGAGTCGGTGATCGACTGGGAAGAAGACGAATCGGGAGATCTGCTCTGGGCGATGGTCCGGCTCGTCGACCAGCGACGACAGACGGTGATGGGTTCACGCTCGATCGTGACCGAGCGCTGGACCTACTACACGCAAACAGGATGGGCCCGCTTCGAGCGCGAGCGCGAGGCGAACAAGCAGTTCGATGACAAGGACATCATTCCGCTGGTCGCGCAGGGAGAGCATTCGTTCGGGCGCGTGCCGATTGTTCGTCTGTGCCTCCCACGCGGCCTGTGGGCGATGAACAAGATGCACGGGGCCGCCGTTGAACACTTCAACAAGCGATCGGCTCTCGCGTGGGGAGAGTTGCAGGCGCTTCTCCCCGAGCTCTACGAGTTTCTAGGGCCAGAGGGCGGAACCAAGGGCGCGATGATCGGGCAAGCGCAAGAGGACGCCGGCCGCGCCGTGAACCAGCGCCGCGGCCAAGGATTCGTCCAGCAGCGCGGGCACGAAGACCGCGCCGAGTTCATCGGCCCCAACGTCGCTCCGTTCGTCGAGGCGCGGAACTCGTGCGACTCGCTCCGCGACGACCTCCACCGCGTGATGCACCAGATGGCGCTGAGCGCGGCCAACAACGCCGCCGCTCTCAAGCGCTCGGCCGAGAGCAAGGAGCAGGACCGCGCCTCAGTTGAAATCGTCCTGCGCGATCTCGGTCTCGCGGCAAAGAAGCACGCCGAAGCGATCCTCAACATGGTTTCGCGCGGCCGGCTGGAAGAAAAGTTGGTCGACGAGTGGGTCGCCAAGGGAATGTCAGAGTTCGACGCGATCGCGGTGTCTGACTCGCTCAAGAACGCGCTCGACATCGATATGCTGGCGATCGAGAGCCCGACGTTTCGCAAGCGTCACCGGATGCAGATCGTTCGCGAGGTGCTGGAAGGGCGGGTCAAGCCGGAGGATCTCGAGCAGATCGAAAAGGAACTAGAGGAGAACATCGATGACGAGTCTTTCAAACCGGGGGCCGAACTGGAGGTTGAGGTCGATCGCGTGAAGGCGTTGGGAGCGGCGCAACCGAAGCCGGGGGCGAGTCTGAAGCCGGGTGGCAACGGGAAGGCGAAGGGGGAAGCGGACGCGACATGACCGGTCACTGGGTCTTCTTCCTGCGATCGAACGGCTGCTCGAATCTCGCCTTTGACGAAGGCGTGCCGATTCAAGAGTGCCTGAGGCGGGGCGCGCGGGAGATCTGGGCGAGGACAGGGGTATTCCCGCGTTCGGCTGAGGTGACGCCGTCGGCGTTCGCCGAACTGAGGGAGTTCTTCGGCGCCCACCTGCGGCTGACAGGGGAAGGCATTGTGTTCCACGTGGACGGTCGCCCGATGTTCGTCTGCGAGAGCAGAGACACCGTTGCCGCGGGGGGCGAGGAGCCGTTGCATTGGGCGCCGCTGTGAAACAGAGGGGGCATCAGACATGAGCGATTTGACTTGGCTGGAGCGGGCAGTTGTCGAGGCTTCCGTGTCGCCTGGGCTGACACGCGCGGATCTGCCCGCGCTGATGGACTTGGCCAAACGGATCGCCATGAGCGCCGTCGAGCAATCGCAGGTGCAACTCGCAGGCGTGAGCGTGGCTGCGTTCGGCGGCACGAGCGAGCCTGTGCGTGCGAAGGAAGGCGATTACGGGTGGTCGGTCGCCTATCAGGACGTTTTGAGCCTGCGGGAGAAGTATGATCGGCTGCGAGACGCGATCACAAAGGCGCTCGAATGAGCCTGCGCCAGATCCCCGTCTCCCCGTTCCTGTACGACTGGTACTCCGCGGTTTTGGCCGGCACGTCGCCGTACCTCGCCCGCAAGCGTGCCGAACTGAACGAGCGACGGCGCCGGGAAGAGTCGGAACGGTGGGCAGCAGAGAACGGCATCACCGCTGAGTCGTGGGCGGGGATTGATCGGGCGGTAGTGCCGTGGCGGTAGTGCCGTGGCCACCCAGCCCGTAACCAGCGCCAAGCGTCGCCAGATCTTCGCGGTCCTTGAAGAGACCGCGCGCTCAGTCCAGCGCCTGCACGAACCGGCCTTGCGAAAGATGCTGCCCGTGCTGCGACAGGCGCATGAGGAACTCGAAGACCAACTGCGCCGCTGGCTCTCCCGCGAGAACGGCGAGAGCGCATTCACGACCCAGCGCTATCGAAACGCGATCACGCACGTGCGCCATGCGATGGCGACGATCAAGCGCTCGGCGCCCGAGATCGAAGATGCGCTCTGGGAAAGCGCGGACATCGCCGGTCGCCTGTCGACGTCCAATATCGTCCGCGAACTCGAAGCGTTCGGGCGGATCTTCGAGGGCACGATCCAGCCAGTGAATCTCGACGCCGCGGCGGTGATCGCCCAGGGCGAAAAGGTGCTGTGGAAGCAGTTCGAGTCGTCGGCGCGGCGGTACGCGGGATCCATCGGCGAGGGGCTGATCCAAGAACTCGCCGTCAGTCGGGCGAAGAGCGAGACGATTTTCGAGGTGACCAACCGGCTGCAACGGCGGATGCCGGCGATCTTCGCCGGGGACCGGTGGAAGGCTGAAAGGCTGGCGCGTACGGAAGTGATGAACGCTTACGCGGAAACGCACCTGCAGGGGCTGAAGGAGATTCAAGAGGACGATCCCGAGATCGTCGCCCGCTGGGATGCCTCGTTCGATCGGCGGCGGTGCCCCGCGTGCGCTTCCCTCGACGGCCAAGTGCGCGACGTGGCCAACGGCGAGAAGTTCGTGGCCGAGTGGATCAGCAAACGCAAGGTTGGCGTGCGGAGACATCGGAAGATCGTCGAGAAGCCGCCTCTTCATCCCGCTTGCCGCTGTGTGGTAACCACCTGGCGTTCGACGTGGGCCATGGTTGCCCGCAAGACCGCTGCTCTCCCCGCTCCCCCGCCGCCGATTGCGCTGCCCGCCGCCGCCCGCGCCCGGCCGTGAAACTCGGGGGCAACGTCCCCGCGCCCATAACGTGAGGCAGGCACTCTGGAGGAGACTGCATGCTCACGAATATGTTTCAGGCTCAGCGACACGTTTTGATGGCCGCCGCTGGAGATGGCGGTGGCGGTGGAGGGGGTGGCGGGACAGGCAAGGGCGGAGGGGCTGGCGGTGGCGATGGAGACGGCAAAGGCGGAGGCAAGGGCAGTGACGGCGCCGGCGAGGGCGGGGGAGACGACGAAGTCCCCGAGTCGGTGCGCAAATACATCGGCGGCGCCATCAACGCCGCGATGACCAACCACGGAAAGCGCCTAGAGACCCGGCTCGGCGATACGCTCAAGACATCGCTGGCCGAGGCTCTGAAGGCGTTCAAGCCGGCCGGCGATGAGACTGGCGGCGCCGGTGGCCAGGGTGGCGGCAACGGAGGAGGCTCCGGCGGTGGTCAGGGCGGCAAGGGCGACGACAACGCCAACAACCCGCTCGCACTCGAGGTCAAGAAACTCAAAGACGACCTGGAGAAGCAGACCCGTGCTCGCGCCGCCGAGGCCGAGCAGGCGCAGAAGGAACGGGATCTGCGGGCGCGCGGCGAGGAAAAGGCGGCGCTTAGTCAAGCGCTGCGCGCTGCGGGCGTCGCAGAGGGGCGGACAGTCGGAGCGATGGCGCTGCTGTTCCACGAAAAGTCTCTCGTGGTGCGCAACGAGGCCGGCGAGATCTGCCTGAAAACCAAAAAAGTCTACCAGGGAGAAACGGTCGAAGAGATCCTTCCACTGGCCGAGGGTGTCGCGGTGTGGGCGAAGAGCGACGAGGGAAAGGAATACATGGCAGCCGTCGACGCCGGTGGCTCAGGCAACCGCGGCGGCAAGCGCCCCGATGGCAAGGGGAGCGCCAAGCCGACCCTCGACGACGCCTATGCATTCGTCATGACCGACATGTCCCGCCGCTAAGAGCGTTGTCGCGATTCTTGGGGGGCCGTCAAATGGCCCCTTAGAATCGTCTCACGTCGAGACCTCGACGCACGTTCGGTTCGCAACGACACGCGGACCCCCACGGCGGGAGCTGCACGTCAAGCGCGACGTAACAGCGCGGCGAACGCAGCTCCAGCGAGGTCCTCCGATGGCAAACCGCGATTTCGCGTCGATCGACGCGGCACTGGCGACGATCTTCGAGAATCAGGTCGCGCCTCAAATCAACCGCTCTGTCGTGTCACTGCAGGTGCTTCCCAGCATCCCGGCCGACGGAAAGAACATCTCCTGGGATGCGAAGTTCGGGACGGCGACGCCGACCACGGCGGCGATCGGAGACGGAACCGCCGTCACCGTGTTCAACGCGGACGACAAGGTGCCGGCGGTCCTGAACTTCACGACCTACCACGACGCATTCCTGGTGACTGGCCGTGCGAGCGCCGCGAGCGCCGCCGCCGGCAACCCAAATCAACTCAGCAACCTGTTCCGCGACGACCTCCGCGACAGCGTCAATCGACTGGCGCGTGCGATCGGCGCTGACTTCTACCTGGGCACCGGAGCGTCGAACAAGATGCTCGGGATCCTCGATGCCACCTCGGGCGGCATCATCGCCACCGGCACCTACGCCGGCCTCAGCCGCTCGACCTATACGCAGTGGGCGGGCAACCTCGAGGATGCTGGCGGCAGCGAACTTGGCTTCACTCTCATTCGCAACCTGATCCGCAAGATCTACGTCGCGAGCGGGATGAAGCCCGACCTGTTCATCTGCGACCCGACCCAGCACGAAAAGTTGGGCCTGCTCTACGGGGCTCAGCGCCGCTACGTGGACAGCGTCCGCATCCAGGGCCAGGTGATCAAACTGGACGGCGGCTACAACGTGCTCGAGTTCGACGGGCGCCCCGTCATCGAAGATGTTCAGGCTCCGGCGCAGAAGTTCATCGCGCTCAACACCACGGAGACTCGCATGCGGTATCTGCCGCAGCCGAGCGCGGAGCAGCTCCAGGGTTCGGTCGGCGATGTCGCAATCGCCGGTTCTGCCGAGGCGCAGTTCGGCATGGGCGCCGTGAAGTTTATGGGCCGCCTGAAGCGGCTCGCCGACGACGGTGACTCGGCCAAGTTCGCCACCTTCGTGTATCCGCAGGTGCAGGTGAGGACCTGCAACGCCAACGGGTACATCTCCAACCTGGCCGCGTAAGAGAAAGGGACAGCAGACATGTCGTATCCAATTCGTCAGGGCCTGTTGGCCACCTTGGACGCCGTCGAGAACGGCGCGACCATGAACATCTCCGACCTCGACGAGGTCTACTGCCACGTGAGCGGGACCTTCGTCGGCACGTGGAAGGTGCAGATCTCGTTCGACGACGGCGCCACGTGGGCGGATTTCGACACCGGCACCGCGGCGAAACTGACCGTAGTTCTCCCGCCATGCAAGCACATGAGAGCCATCTGCACGGCGTTCACGTCGGGCACCATCACCGTCAATTTCGGCGGGCGCAACAAGACTGGGATCCAGTAACCCCATGCGCTGTCCGCTGGCCCGCTACCGCAACCATGGGAGCGCTCCGATCGAAGTGCGGATTGGAGAACTCCCGGGGGAGCCGCCGTACGTGTATCGGGCAGAACCCGGCGGCGCGGTGGACGGGCCAGCGAACTACGCCTCGGTGTTTCTGGAGGCAGGGCTGGTCGTCGCCGAACAACTCGGCGTCGGCGAGGTGACGGCGCCGAAGGCATGGCCGGGGGCGAGGGCGGCGGCAACGCCCGCTCCCCCTCCCGCTCCCGCCGCGCTGCCGCCGGCCGTCCCCCCTGTGTCGCCCGCCCCCGTCATCATCGGCGAGCATCCGCCGCCCCCCGCTCCCCCGGTGCCCACGTCGAGCGTGGCCACAGCGCAGCCCCTCCATCCCCCGCGACGGCGAGGGGGGTAGCGCGTGGCCTTGACGGCAGCCCAGCGGGCTGAGGTCAGACGCTACGCCGGCTGGGGCGCGCGCTTCAGGCAGTTCGACAGCGCGCTCGACAACGCGATGGATGCGCTGGGCTCCGACCCCGAGCACGAGGTGCAAATCACCAACGCGCTGACCGCAACGCCGCCGGGACTGCTGGCTCAGCTCGCGGACGTCGACGCGAAACTCACGGGTGCCTACGGGCGATTGAAAGCGGACAAGGTCGGTTCGATCGAACTCAACCGCGGCGAACTCTTCCAACTCCGATCCGAGGGCCGCCGCCTCACCGGCCGTCTGTGTGCCCTGCTGGGAGTCCAGCGCCGAGCCGACGTCTACGGCTCGGGCGGCACCGGCGACAACTACGTGGGCAAATGAAGGTTTCGCCGAAAGCGGCCGGCGCGCGGCCCTACTCTCCAGGTGCCTGCCACGCGCCGGCCGCTCAAGGCGGTCTGAGAAAGCTACCACGACATGCCTGGTAGGGCCGATCTCGACGCCGACGTGCTGGTCGACAGCCTCGTCACGGACGTGATCGACGGGCTGCGGGAGGAGTTGCACCCGCAGTTCGGCGTGCGCCCGTACCGGCTCTTTGTCGTGCGCCGGACGTGGGATGGCGAGGCCGTCGGCGACGGCGGGTTCATCGATCGCGAGAACGAGATCAGACCTCAGCCGCGCGTGCAGAACCTTGGGCATTTCG